GGGCCAGCTCAGCTTTCTTGATGAACAGGCCGCCGCCGGGAACGAGAAAGGAGCCGGAGGCGGAATAGCCGCCTGCGGCCTGCGTCAGCTGGGTCATCGGCTCCTGATCGGTGCTGGTCATCAGCGCCCGCGCAGCCACATCGACCGCGACGCTCTTGGTCACCAGAGCCAGTGCAGAGTCCGAAGCGACCAGTGCGGGCAGGTCCTTGCCCACCTTGCGGGCCTCAACATCAAGGCTGGCTGAGATGACCTCCAGCAGAGGGCCGGCGCGGGCCTGCTCTGCCTCCGTCATGGGCCTCCAGAGGATGGTCATGTCGTCCACGGTGGCGTAGGTCATACCGTCGCCCTGCCTTTCCGCTTGGACTTGGCAGCGGGAGAGTCGGCCCCGGTGTCGGCCTCGGACGTGGCGTCCGGCGCGGCATCTGCCCTGTCAGGTTCCCAGTCGCCGCCGGAGATGAGGCAGTCCGTTTCGATAACAGCGCCGGTTTTTTTGTTGCGATACAGCATGGTCATGTCCTCCTTACTCGCCGGTCTTGATGTGGGCGAAGGCAGACGGGTCGAGGATTCCCCAGCCGATGTAGGCCTCACCGCGCAGATAGACCTGATTGTGGCCCTTCAGGTCGCCCAGCTGAGTATCATTGTCGGGGTTGCCGTAGCGGATGACCTCGATGGGGATCTCCTTGGCATAGCCCCACTTGAAGCAGTTGACGAAATCGCCCACAAGGGCGCGGTCGAGGCTGGAGCCGGAGGACAGGTTGGAGGTGGACTCCACCCGCAGGCCGTTCACTTCGCCGGGATTTGCGCCCCATGCCAGCTGGGGGTAAAGCTTTGCGCCGTCGGCGGTGGTCTGCTTGGCCAGAGCGGACTTGAAGGCCGGGGCCAGCACCATGCCGGTGACGTCCCGGTCTGCGCCCTGCACCAGCGCGATGGCGGCCTCAATGTTCTCATCGGGCTTGTCGCCGGAGGAGATGGTCACAGCCTGCGTCACCTTGGAGTCGAAGTGATTGGTGCCGATGACGGAGGAGGCCGTGCCGGTGCGGGGATTGACGCCGTGGAAGGCCATCAGGTCGAGGCCTTTGGCGACCTTCTTGGCGAAGCCGTCGGCAAAGGCGCTCATGTAGTCCAGCTGCGCGTCCTCGGAGGCGTACAGAAATTCGTCCGAGATGCGGGCACCGTACTCGATCTTGATGGGGACGATGGTGATGGGGTCGACGGTCAGGCCGCCCTTGGTCTTGGCACCGTTCTCTGCCACGATGTCCACCTCCTTGTCGAGGGAGAAGGTGAACTCCTTGACGCCGTTGAAGGGGATGGGGGTGGCGCTGCACAGCTTGGCCAGCGCAGAGGCACCGGTGGTCTTCTTGATAAAGTCGGGGATCAGCTCCTCGGGGAACAGGGAGCCTTTGCTCAGAATGTCTGCCATGTGTTATTCTCCTTTGCTCATCAGGTTGTTGGTGAAGGCGCGCAGGGCATCGCGGTGGCTGCTGCCGCCTGCGGGCTCGGTGCTGCGCGGGGGCGATTTGGGAGTCTGGGGCTTGAGCAGCTTGGCGAGAGACTGGGCATCCTTGCGGATGGCGTCCTCGTTCTCACCGGTAAGCCGCTGGGAGAGGTCGAAGGGGATGCCGACCTCGTGGGCGATGCGGGTCTTGAGCTCCGACATCTCAAAGGCATGGATGCGGGAGGCATAGTCGGCATTCTGCGCCTTGAGGCCGTCGTAGTCGGCGAAGGGAGCCAGACGGTCGGCAACGGCGGCGTCGAATGCCTCCTGCGTGGTGATGGGTTCAAATTCTGCCATGAGAAAACCTCCATTCTGACAGATGCATATAAAAAACAGGGCGGAGGCCCTGCTTCGGCGTAGTTAATAGCTGGTGCGCTGGCGGCGTTTCTCCTTGCCCTCGGAGCATTGCCAGCAGGCGAGGATGATGCTGTCCAGCAGCTCGATATGGCCTCCCTCGGTCAAGGAACGGTAGCCGAAGCCGCCGTTGGTGCCGATGGCCCGCTTTTCGCAGTTGGAAGCCACCTGCACAAGGCTTGGCTGTCCGGCGTGGCAGAGCGATTTCGCGAACAGTGCCTGCTCAAAGGCAGCGTTGGCAGTGATGATCTGCTTGACGGTAGGAAGGACGGGTGCTTTGAGATGGGCGGCTTTCATGGCGTCGGCCAGGAGCTGCTGCCCGCTGGCACCGTCCACCGCCACAGCGGCGAACTGGGCCTTGCTCAGAAAATCCAAAAGCCACCCACTGCCTGCCCGGGTGGGGCGGCAGTCGATGGCTTCCACGAAGATTTTGTTGTCGGCAGTCCGGACGGCGATGGAGAGCGCTGCACTGGCCCCGTCCGGACTGAACTTGATGCCCGCATAAAGCCTGCCCTTCAGCTCGGGCAGGGCGGCGACCTTCAGCTCCTCCCATTCGGCTTTGCTGATGGCCGATTTCTGGTTATACCGTAGCCAGAGGCCGAGGCGCTGGATGTTGAAGTCAATGGGGTCGGAGCCGATCTCGTCGGTGATGCTGCGCTCGGTAAAGATGGTACCCAGACTGGGATTCGTCTCGTACCATGCAGCCACATCGTGGGGGTTGGTCTGCTGCTCCACGCTCCATTCGGCCCAGCCGGTGTTCTGCGTTTCGCCCTGCAGGGCCGCGTTTCGCAGTTTGAGGAACACAGTGCCGGAGGAGACCGGCGTGGGCGGTGTGCCGCAGAAGAGTGTCTGCGGGTCGCGGCTGTCCGTGACCACATATTTGAGGGCGCTTTCCTGATCGTCGGTGTACTCCTGCGCCTCGTCGATGATGAGCAGGTCGAAGCCCTCGCCCAGACCGCCCTTGGAGGAACGGGTGCGGAACTCGATGCGGCCCTCACCGCTTTTCAACCGGATGCTCTCCCGGCCAGAGGCACGAATGGATCTGTATTCTATCTTGGCCTTGTCCAGCAGGCTGCACAGGCGCTCCCACGCGGCATGACTGGTGGTCGTGCGGTGGGCTGTGTGCAGGATGTTCTCGCCCCGCTGGAGACCGTACAGCTCCCGCATGGCGGCGATCTCATTCTTGCCGTTGCGGCGGGGGACGCTGTAGCCGAATTTGGTATGTACCCACAGGCCGTCCTCGTTTTCGGCGAGGATGTCGTAGAGCAGGAGCTGCTGCCACTGTTGGGCGGTACGCCCGGTGGTGTTGTAGAGGTCGATGGCCTCCTGCCCGTGGGTCGTGGTGTAGGGCAGCACCACCGCCGCCGTGGGCGTCTGGCGGCCCAGCTTTTCCGGGACGGCCTTTTCTGACGCTCGGGACATGACGGCGGGGCCTCCTTTATGAGAATGAAAATGTAATATTGACGAAAAGACGAAAATGTGCTATATAATAGCTATGAGGTGCGCCTCCGCTATATGGTGGGGGCTCGACACCTCTATTTTTTTGCAGTGAATCGCTGAACAGTGAATAATTTCTCTTTGCAGATGACGAGGATGTCTACATCCTGCGTCGCACTGGCAGTCAATCTTTTCCGTAGGACATCTTTCAGCGTTTCCAGAGAAATCGTATTCTGCTCATAGTTCAGGATGATTCCGCCGGGATTCTCCTGGATCTGCTTCAAACCATGCCGAACAGCGCTGTTTGCGGACTTTTCTGTAGAAACCGTTTTCAAATCCCAGAGCTTGTCGTTCCAGATGTAGTCTGGAGTCATCGCTTTATAATTATTTGCTTCGTTCAACAGCACGATGTCGCCGCCCAAATGGGCGCGCAGCCATTGTGCTGTTTTTACTTCGTCTGCATGGCGGACCATATCGTAACCAGCATCGTATGAGATGGAACCGACTCCCGGAGCAGCCGCCCGCAGATATTCCGGGAGGACGTTCTGCAGAGAGGCCTCTTTCGGAAAGCGGACTTTAGTGACAAGTGGAGACTCCGCAAATTCTTTGCGAGCCTGAAGGGCTTCGGGATCCTCCGTCCACTTCTTATCCCACACATTCTGCCTGCGGCCATCGCCCGGGTCATACTCGACCTTGCAGCGGCAGCGCTCATGGCGGCGGTAGACGTCGGCAGGTACATGGGGATAGTCGTAGCTTCCGGCAAGCCTGCTGCACCATTCGCAGCAGCTCCCGGTGGTGTGCCGCACGACGCGGGGATGCAGACCGGCCCGGCCCTGAAACTGCACGTTGGCTTTCAGGGTATCGTCTACTGCCATCCGGGAGAAAGTCCGTACCGGCTCATCCAGCATGTAGGCCACATCCTCGTAGTGCTCGGCGGCGCAGACCTTGTTCAGGATGCCGTCGATGCGGTCCTCATCCACCGGGACGCGCTGGGCCAGCAGACGGAGACCGGCTGCCTCGTTGAGCTGCTGCTGTACGGCAGCAGCGGCGTCAGCCACCAGTGCATGGTCCTCCTCCAGCAGGGGGCGGAGGACGCGGTCGGCGATGTTCCAGTACATCCGTCCATCCGGAAGCGTGTCGGCGCTGAGATGGAGACGGAACGCCTCGGCCAGAGCGCCGCCGACAAGGTCGGCGTAGTCCAGAGCCGCAGGGTAAGTGGCCGCCGAAGGAGCAGTGTTCCTCAGCAGGCGGAGAAAGTCGGCTCGGATGCGCCCCAGCAGCGCGGGGGCAATATCCTGCTTGTCCATCTGCTCATTCCTCGGCCTGCACGCCGGTCAGGTCGCGCAGGTTCTCTTTTCCGAAATAGCCGGGGATGACAGCGTTGACCTTGCCCACGGCATCGCCGATACCGGAGAGGGTGGCGGCGTCCGGCTCAAAGACCGGCTCCCAGACGGGGCGGGTCAGATAGAGCTGGCGGCGCTGATAGGCAAAATCATCCCGCAGGCAGGCGGCGAGATAACCGGCATTGAGAAAGCCGCTGCCGAAGGTCCGCTGTGCCTTGCGGGCGGCCAGACGCAGCGTCTCGTGGCTGGACTTGATGGCCTCTGCGCTGGAGGGATTGTCGGTGACAAACCCCAGATCGTCCAGCGTCAGGCCGGTCTCTCCCGCGAACAGTGCCGCGAAGGTGCGCAGCTGCTCGGTATAGGGACTCATGCTTTGCTGAGTAAACTGCCCGACCACCGGATGGTCGCCCTCCTCGTCCTTGGAGATCTCCAGCAGAGAGGAAATGGTGGCTTTCCACTTGTCCATCGGGTCGGCGTCGCCGGAGGTCCCCAGAACGTACTTTTGCGGAAAAGAGTAGAACTCGGCGCTGATCTCGCTGCGCTTGAGAGTGCGCAGTGCGCCCTGCTGCAGACCCATGCAGGCCCGGGAGATGCGGCTGTGGCCAAAGGGCCGGGCAGCATCCGGGCGGTAGCAGATGGGTACCAGCAGCGGCGCGGGGGCATGGTTGGTCACAAGGTAAGGCTTTTCGCCCTTGGGGTAGTACCAGGTGCTGCCAGCTGTGAAGTAGGCCTCCAGCGTGGGCGTGCCGTTGTCGGCGTTCCGCTCCAGAACGGCGTAGCCCTCGGTCAGCAGACCGGTCACATCGTCGATGATCCCGGTGGCGTTGCCGCCGTCCAGCACCGACATGCGGGGAAAGCCGTCTTCACCGGCGCAGATGTACAGGAACGAACAGCTCGAGATAAGGGCCGAAAGGACAGCGCTGTCGAAAAGGATGTCGGCATTGTTCTGGAGATAGATGCTGTTCAGGTCGAAGTTGTCCTGCCGGAACTCCCGGAAAATGAGCCGATCGGCCAGCGAATCCACAGCCTTGCCGCACCAGCCCAGCACCTCGCTGAAGGTGCGGAACTCGGGCGGTGTGACCATGCCGAAGTCCTTCACGGCATTCTTCATCTCATAGTATTTATAGCGGGTAAGCACCCGGCTGCGCTTCAGCTCCAGCTTGCGGCGGAGATAGGCCATGCCGCGGGTCTGGCTCATGGGGGATTCCTCCTTTTCGTGAGAAAATATTCCCAGTGACGGCTGGGGAGTCCGGCGAGGGCAGGGGGAGGGGGCCATCCCCCCTATCGGCTGCGGTAGGTCGTCCAGTCACGGGACAGGGGCAGAACGCGCGGCGAATCGACAGCCTGCTCCTGAGCCTTTCCGCTGCGGGCCACCAGCTTGTCGCTCTTGGCCCGGTTGCAGCAGAAATGCGCGAGCTGAAGGTTGTCGAGGTCGCTGGGGTGTCCGCCTTTGACGACGGGGATGATGTGGTCGATGCAGGGCGAGAGCGGATGCGGGAACTTATAGCTGAAATCGACCGGCTTGCCGCAGATGCCGCAAACGGTCTGCGTCGCATAGATCTTCTTTTTGTTCCGCTCAAAGGCCAGACGGTGTGTGCCGTCGTGGTCTGGCCGCTCGTTGCGGCGCGGTGTCCTGCCTGCCATTAGGATGCAGCCTCCTTTTGCTGACGTGCTGTGCGGTGGTCCTCGAAGCTTCGGCTTCCTTTGCCCCGCCGGGTCATGCCCGGAGGGGGGAGGTCTTTTTGAGGGAGGGGGTGCTTTGCAGACCCCGGGGGTATGAAAAAGCCGCCCGGGGTTTCCGAACGGCAGAAGCTGCATAAAAAATCCCCGCACATTTCTGTGCAGGGTGATTGACGCACATCCGGTGGGGTATCCTTGAACCCACTGCGGATTCCGG